CTCAAGACCAGGGCGATATGTTTGGGTCGGATGAGGATTCAATTTCGTGTTTTTGTGGAGACTAAATGGAGCCAACGCTTACATCAGCAGAGCAGAAGATCTTTGATTATCTTAAGACGCACAAGACTCCGGTGACATCCGGAACGCTAGCAAAGAGGTTCATAATAAGCCAGAGCAAATCAAATCAAGCCTTATCATTATTGCAACGGCACGGGTTCGCCACATCATTCAATGTTGGTCGGACAAAGTTTTATAAATTTAATGAGGAACAAAAATGAAATTAAAACTCACGCAGATCCGCACCGACGGAGGAACGCAAGCCCGCAAGTCCTTGGATCAGAACATCGTTACAAGTTACGCCGAATACATGAAAGAGGGGGCGATATTTCCTCCAGTCATAGTCTTCCATGATGGCTCAGAGTATTGGTTGGCAGATGGATTCCACCGTTACTTTGCCCGCAAAGCAAATGGTGAGTTAGAGATTGAGTGCGATGTAAAGCAGGGAACAAAACGGGAGGCGCAGCTCTTTGCCTTCGGGATCAACAACGACCGTGGCCTCTCGATGTCTTCCGAAGATATACGAGAGATCATTATTCGTATGCTCAAGGATGAGGAGTGGGGTAAGTGGAGTGATGAGAAGATTGCCAACATCGTTAAGGTCTCCCGCATCACGGTCTTCCGTGTCCGCAAGAAGTTAGAAGAGGCTGGCGTAGTCGAGCAAAAGAGCAAGACCAAATATGTTGACAAACATGGCAATGAATCCGAGATGTCAACCGTCAAGCCCAAGGCCAAGGTGGAAGAGCCGACCGAGCCAGACGAAGAGGGGGATCTCCTATCAGAGTTGACCGAAACAATCAATCAGGTGTCCAAAGAGAACGAGATACTCAAGGAAAAGATTGCCATTGGACAGTGGGATGCTAGTGAAATAGAGAAGATAGATGTTCAGGATATGCTGAAGGAGCTCAGGGAAAAGAACCGTTTGTTAGAATTGGAGAACAAGACTCTGCGGGAAAGTCGGGATGCCTATCAGTATGAAAATGCACAACTGATCAAGACGGTGAAATCCCTTAAGGCAAAACTTAAGAAGGTTGGTGTAGAATGAAGATCGCTCATGTGCATGACTATTCGCCTCACATGATTAAATTAAACAAAACAGTTGTTACATTACACGAGGCCATCAATGACAAAAAATATGATTTAGCAAAGCTGCTAGCGAACGAGATAAAAATTACTGCTCTCTTGTTGGAGAATGAGTTAAGCAGATTGAAGTAGCCTTCGGGCAAGCCCAAGCCGTCTGGGAGTGACGGCAGTTCAAGGAGATTGGTATGGATTTAAAACTCTGGGATCACCAGATGAAGGTGATTCCTAAACTGAGGGATGGTTTTGCCTCAGGACATCGAGTGCAATTACTCTATGCCCCAACGGGGTTTGGTAAGACAGAGGTGGCAATGTATCTAATGAAGGCCACCGCAGACAAATACAACAGAGCAGCAATCGTCCTCGACCGGATAGTCCTAGTGGATCAGACGAGCCGAAGGATGGATAAGTATGGCCTAGACCATGGCGTTTTACAGTCCGGCCATTGGAGGTTTGATTCAAGCCGGCGCCTCCAAGTCTGTTCCGCCCAGACGCTAGAGCGACGGGACGATTTCCCAAAGGTGGATCTTCTGATTGTGGACGAGTGCCATATCGCTAGAAAACAGACCATCGAATTTATTAAGAACAATTCAGATGTCAAGGTCATCGGCCTGACGGCCACCCCATTTACCAAGGGACTAGGGGATGTCTATACCAACATCGTCAATGGAGCAACGACCGGATGGTTGGTAGATAACAAGTGGTTAACCCCCATGAAAGTCTTTATTGCCAAAGAGATAGACATGACAGGGGCTAAGAAGGTGGCTGGCGAATGGTCGGCTGATGTCGTCACCGAGCGGGGATTGAAACTGACGGGCGACATTGTGGACGAGTGGATCATGAAGACGAATCAGGTCTTTGGTAAGCCGGAGAAGACGATCGTATTCTGTGCCGGCGTGGCTCATGGCGCATCATTAGTTAAGAGGTTTGCTGAGAAGGGATATAACTTTGTCTCCATTTCTTACAAGGATAACGACGAGTTCAAGAGAGCAGCCATCGAGGACTTTGCCAAACCAGACACAGAGATCCATGGCCTGATTGCTACCGACATTCTGACCCGTGGATTTGATGTTCCTGATGTCAAGATAGGGGTCTCCGCCCGCCCGTTCTCAAAGTCTCTGTCCTCTCACATCCAACAGATAGGCAGAGTCATACGGCCACACCCGAGTAAGGAGTTCGCTCTCTGGCTAGATCATTCGGGAAACTTCCTGAGATTCCGTCAGGATTGGGATGCCATTTACTACGATGGGATCAAGAGGTTAGATCTAACGGTGGATCGGGCGCACAAAGAGCCAACCGAAAGGGAAAAGAAAGAGTCCAAGTGCCCTTCCTGTGGGCATCTGTGGCCGAAACAAGCTGAATCCTGTCCCGCCTGTGGTCATGTCAGGGAGAAACGCAATCTAGTCCATGTCCTGCCAGGCCAACTAGAAGAGTTGGTCAGCACCTCCAAGAGCAACTACGAGGACAAGCAGATGTTCTATTCGGAGCTCAAGTGGATTGCTCGGGATAAGAACTACAGCCCTGGTTGGGTGGCTCATAAGTATCGGGAGAAGTTCGGAGTCTGGCCGAGGAACCTGAGCGAGTCGATCGCACCCCCAACAGTTAAGACAATCAATTGGATCAAGTCTCGGACGATTGCTTGGGCTAAGAAGAGGGCGTCGATATGAGCGACCTATGGTGGGAGGCCGAACAACTACGGCAGCTCAGGGGGGCGTGTTCCTGCGGGGACTCCACCATCCTTGGGGTAATCCACACGGATACCCAGCCGTGTTACCTGCCCATGGTTCACCGACCGCTCACGGATGAAGAGATATGGAAGATATGCAAAGCAACATCAGGGAGTCAGGTAGATCTGGCAAGGGCAATTGAGAAGGCACATGGGATAGGTGGAATCAATGAGATTTGAGGAATTCGCAAGGAGTCGGGGACTGATCATCAATGAAGTGATCCCGCATCGATGGGTGGCAACCCCGACCGAAGACCATCCCAGAAAGAGGAATGGCCGATACAAATACATGGGGGACTATGCCTTCGTCCAGAATTGGGCGACGATGGAGAGGCCGGAGGTTTGGAAGTCAGACTCACCGTCAAACCCGATGGTCGTGGCCAGGGCTAGGCAGGAAGATGCCCAGAGGAGGGAACTCGATGCCAAGAAGGCGGCCTCCAAGGCAGCGTGGATTCTCCACAATTGTGAACTCCTCCATCATCCATACCTTGAGGCCAAAGGGTTTACGGATCAAATGGGAAATGTCTGGGCAGATCAGGAGAGACTTCTAGTTATACCGATGAGGATTGATGGCTCCCTTGTAGGGGCGCAGCTCATCAACGACCAAGGGGAAAAGAAGTTCCTGCGGGGTCAGAGAACCAAGGGAGCGACATTCATCATTGGATCGGATGGCATCCCACTCCTCTGCGAGGGCTACGCTACCGCTCTTTCTATCCGAGCCGTTATGCACTTGATAAAAATTCGCTACCGAATCCACATCTGTTTCTCGGCTGGAAACATGGAGTATGTAGCGGGGAAAATCCCCGACTGCCTCATCATCGCCGACAACGACACAAGCGGAACCGGACAGAAAATAGCGGTTAAAACAGGCAAACCGTATTGGCTTTCGGATACCGTCGGTGAAGACTTCAACGATTATCATAGGAGGGTCGGGGATTTCATTGCTAGTCAGTCTTTGAAGAAACTTCTGATTTCCAAGGCCAACTATCCGCTTTCAAGCGGTAACAATGTTCCCTAAAAAGTCTCAGGAACTTGGCCTCGATCTGTCGCACCCTCTCCTTGGTTAGGCCATAGGGCTTTCCCGCATCGGACAGAGTTGACCCATCTTTGCGGGCATTGAGGACTTCCCAATATCGGAAGATGTTTTCCTTATTGATGTTCCTCGGATAGAGATCAACGAAGACCGTCTTCGAGGGAAAGTCTACAAGGGTATAAGGACTATCGCCCCCAACGAAAACAGGAACTTTCCCGCCAGAATCACGCAGATTCACGGATGACCTCCTTTGAAATTGCGATCGCCCATTTGTCCAATACCTTTTTCCCCATGAAGTCTAGGAGATCTTGGATCAGTCTACCCTTGCTTTCAAGGGACATGATGGTGAACATACGGGAGGCGACTTCCTCCCCATAATCTCTGGCTAATTCTTGGTAAGTCATGCTGCCTCCTGAGTTGCTAAGTTATCTTCTTCGATAAAACTTTCTATTTTGGTTGCAAGATTTTTTGGGTATGGTTTGCCACGCAGATGATCATTTCTGAGCCAACCATCAAGCCCTTGCCAATACCAAACTCGTTCAAACTTCGGGACATTGGCTAAAGCCCATAGATATGCAAGCGCATCACTCAATTTTGAAAAGTCTCGATGAGAGTGAAAATGTTCCGGACTTTTCCCAAAGTGAACCCGACAGGTTTTCATGGTCTTCCCCTGCTATCTACCCAGCCCATCCCTGCGTAGTCGCTAGGGTCTTCCCATTCATCGGGAATAGGGTTCATGGCTTGCATCTTTGCGTCATGCTCTGCGGCACTAGCGTATGCGGACTGTAGTTCATCATATTCACGATTGAATTTAGCCAATTCTTCTGGCGTCATATTGGTTCGATATTTGTTCGTGCTCATTTAAGCCTCCTCCTCATAATTTTCCATAGTTTCAATCATATTAAAGGCCTCCTCAATATCTCGGGGGATGTTCTTCTTGACCCACTTGGAGTTCCCTTTGACCTCAAAAGTCTGATCCCCGCACTCATCGTATCGGCCACAGAACCCCATTCCAGGTTCATAGTAATAGGCCTCAATGGTGTAGCCAAGATCGGTGAGTTTGTCATAAGCGTTGGTCGGGGGAGACCATGCCGAATCAAAGTCCACCTCAATGAACGGACTTCCCTCCCCATCATGCTCGATGTCAGCCGTGTTCTCCCGCTCGTCCCGATAACCGACATCCCATTTTGTCCCCCACTCGGCAATGCAGTAGTCATACCAATTCTTATGGCCGAAATACTTGAGATTGAGTTGCTCCTGATAGGCATGGAGTTCCTTTTTGTATTGATGAGACTTGTCTTCTGAGACCCCGTAAGACCCAGACATAGTGTCAATGAGTTCTTTTGGGCAAGGGATCAAGGCCTGAAATACATACCCAGAGTTCCATCCCTGCTTGAATTTCTCAAGAGCTGCGGGATCTGGGTGGGTGATTCGCAGTTTGTTTTCGCACCAATTAGGCATTTTCGTTCTCCTTGATTTCGGTTATACCTTTTACTTCCTCGCAAGAATCAATCAATTTCCAACTACCTGATTTGCCTCCAAGATCCCAAGAGATGTTTTCCGCTTCTTCAGGGTTGTCCGCCTCGATGCGAAATGCTTGTGAAAAGTATTCCGTGCGAGTTAATACAATTTCATACTGTGGCATTTTATTTTTCACTCCCCATAAACATACAGGCCAATAAATAAACAACTAATGCAAAGGCCAATAGGCCAATTGCATCTCCTAGCAATCTGAAGAACTCAATCATTCTTTCTCCTTGGTTGTGATTCCCTCTTTGAACATATTCCAAGTTCTCTCGTCCACCGATAGATAGATCTGAGACCCAACACGCTCCCCTTCTTTGGCGTTCTCCAGAAGATCAAACGCTAATTCCAATAGTTTCCAATCGTCCATCATGCCTCCTCAGCCGGAACAATCTCATCAATCCGCCAATTTATTGCGTCGTAGGACTCAAGTTCCTTGGTCGGATCCATGTCATAAAACATCTGACTTATTTCATCGTCACTTGCCCCCTCGGGAACCTCCATTTCTGTCCGGTAAAAGACCTTTTCGCTCGAAAAAACAATCACCTTCTTCATTTTATTTTCCATTACTCCTCCTCAAATAAACATAGCCAATACGGCAACAGCTGCAAGCAAAACCCCCGCCAAGACAACTAACCACGGTGGATCTGGGTTGTCGTCGAGACTCTTCCATTGATAGTCATGTTTCATTTGCTCTCCTTTTCTAGTCCTAGTGCCTCGTAGACTTTCTCCTCAGAAATACCCAGAAGATTCGCTAATTCCTCGGGCGTATGGTTATCGCTACAACATATGTAAAGATCCCCAACTACATCAAACGGGCGATCCCTCATAGAAAATTTGCCCCCGCACAGGTCGCAATTAACTTTCATATGGAAATCCCGTCTCTGTAAACTGCGCCCGATTTGAATTCGTATACACAAATATCCTCCGGATACCACCAATCCGGATCGCAGTCGTATTGCTTGCCATGTCTATTGAGGCCTTCAATTAAAGTATCAACCGCTTGTTTTCTGCTGGTCGCATAGGCCTCAAAATCAAAATTACGGGAAGTGTATTCCGCTCTCCACATAGATCATCTCCTCACTAAAAAATGGTCAAAAATCGCCGATTCAATGGCCTCGAATGCCACTCGATTTCCGGCCTCATCCAACATCTCCCAAGAAAATGAGAACTCTCCCTCCTCATCTTCATGCTCCCCGCTCGCCCAACTCCCCTCCGAATACAACATATCAATCATTTCTGAGGCCATATCGTCACCAACAAACCCATTTACCCCGTCTGGGTCGGCGATCCGGACGCCAGGATAGGTGGCAGAACTTGAGAAGTAGCAGTCCTCAACAACATCAAGATCAAAGACCTGCTCCTCGCCGTCCTTTCGGCGAACTTTGACCCGAAAAATTGGGCGAGCTGCGCCCTTAGTTGGGATGCGAATTCGCCCAAACCTCATCTCCCCATTGACGCATTCGACTGTGAAATCCTCGGGGAAGTCGAAGATATGCCCCCCCGACTCTGTGGGCGAAGAGAAGACCCCCGCAGGAAAAATACCCAGAGTCCCTGAATCAACCCCGTATTCGTTCCCCTCTTGGTCGTAATAACCGCCGTCCCCGTATGCAGTCCCAAATATCGCCCCCTCCCGCCCGAGGAGGGTAAAAACCCCCTCTCGCATCTCTGAGCCATCTCCCAAGAACTTGCAGACGGTATTCCAATTGTCTCTGTCTATGATGTAGCAGAGATCCCCAATCCAATACTTTCCGGCTTTTAATTCCATGGTTTTTCTCCTAGTCAAATAAAGTAAATTCTTCAATTACCCAATTGAACAAATTGTTTTTTTTGGCGTACTTTGTTGCGGACTCGTAAGAAGAAAAAACCCCCACAATGTCCACTTCCTCCATCAAGACAAAAACCTTCTTCATAATCCCCTCGTATAGTCAAAAAGAAGTGTCTCCATCTCGTCAAGACAGACCGAGGAGGGATCAGAATTCCCCAGAACCGTATAAAAAGCCCCGTCGAAGATTTGAATCCACCACCTGCCCTCATAGACAAACCCCGCCACGGGAAAGTCGATGAGTTCGAATTCTTCGGGAAACTTAATCCGGAGATCTGGCGAAAATTCCCTAGTTTTTCTAAATTCTTCGATATTCATAAAACCCCCTTTGATATTGTGAAAATTTCCATGTTGTCGCAATTATTCCAACTGTAGATTCCCGCTTTAAGTTTCTTGAGGACTTCTTGAAAGTCCTGCTCCCCATCCGCCCACGGTAAATCCGCCTCGTAGAGGTTTGTTCCCCCGTAATCCCTCCGCAGGGTTTCCTCCGTGTGAAACTCGTATAGATCTCCCCACTTGCACAGAAAGCAGGGGACTTTGGACTCGTGTCCTTTTTGAATCAGTCCGCAGACAAACCGCACCAAATCTAAATCATTAGTTTGCAGAACCGTGGCAGTGTCTGACCCGTCCTCGTCATGGATTAAGTCAACGGCGAACCTCTCCAACTCGGGGCAGTCCCTTTGGCTCGGGTCGGCGTAATCCACCCAGATGCGGGCGAAAGAATCCCCCCCGAGGGGGAACTGAAAAGAGGGGCAAGCGTCGTTTTTCCAAGAGGTATCTTGGAACCCATCAAAAATAGGCATCTCGTCGGTAAAGTGCGGAAACTCGGTTTTATAGGTTCTAGCAGTAGGCATAATGATCGCCCTCAATAGTGGTTTTATTGTTTTCCTCGGTCAGGTTCAAGGCAGAGGCGAACCGCTCAAAATCCTCCTCTGTGGCGCATCCGCCCTCCTGATTGATCCACTCGGAGTTCCAACTTAGGCCAAAATCCCCCGCTGAGAAAAAACAGTCCTCGGAAAAAACCGAATAGGTTTCACCGGATTTAATTTTGAAAAGTTGGGCATCGGTATAACCTCCCCGAACATCGCATCCCCCGTGGATTTGCAGGAGGACATATTGATCGCCGTCCAAGTCTAAAAAATGCCCTTGTATCGTTTGGCTAAAATTTGCGCCCCAATTGTATGAATTGAAAGGAGCCTCTCGTTTTCTAAAACCTGCGGATTTGATCCACTTCTCGCCATCCGCACTCACTCCATAAAAGTCCTCGGAATCCCAATCCGAAACGAATAAAGCGTTAAACTCACGGCAGAGATCGTCAAGTTCTAGGCACTCGGTCAAGTGGTGAAAAAGGGAAATAGTCGGGGAGAAGTCATAAGAGACTTTCCCGTCTCGCTCCCATCGGTACACTTCAAGAGTTGCGCTCGGTTCGCTTTCGAAATCTTCAATAGTTTTCTTCTGATTGCGCTCCCAATTCCGCCCATATGCGCCCCCCGAGTCGAGAAAATGTCTTCCCGTGTTTTCAGTCAACATCCTATGAATTAAGGTTTTTGTGTTCATGGTTTCAATCTCCTAGCAGATGAATTTATAAAAGATACAACTATTGCAAAAACGATTCTGAACCCTTTCGAGTTGACAGTCAAGTGAAAGTTCAAGTTTTTTTGATGTTTTTTGGGGGGTTTCACCTGGCAGCGCCCCCCGCTCGGCTGAAAGACTCGGAGGCAAAAGAACCCAGACAAAAATTCTCGGGTCGGATTAGAATTCGAGGATCGTCAGAACTCCGGAGATATTCCCGTGAAAAAACTTACTCGGGCAGAGATAAAAGAAGGATTAAAGGCCGTCCCTATAGAGACAGTCCTATTGGGATCCATAGGAGCGAAAGAAAAGACTCTGACCGCAAAGCAGAAGGAGTTCGCCCGTCAGATTGCCCTCGGAGAGACTAAGGCCGGAGCCTATAGAAAGAGTCGAGAGACTAAGGCCAAACCATCCTCGGCAAGTAGACAAGGACAAGAACTAATGAAGAACCCCGCCATAGTGGCGCAAGTAGAGGCCTATAAGGTGGCACTAGAGGCGCAGAGATTCGCAACTCCTGCCCACTTGAGGGCTTTAACTATCCACAAGTTGACAGAGGGGGCACTAGATCCGGAGATGCCTCCGGCGCAGAGGGTCAAGTGTCTGGAACTTTTGGGGAAGATTACTGAGGTGGCACTCTTCACCGAGCGCAGGGAGACAGTCGTCACCCATGACTCGGAGAAAATTCGGGAGAGACTCCTCGCATCCATCCGATCGGCGATCAAAGCGGACGCTATTGATGTAGATACCTCCGGCGACGATCTATTGGCCGAACTAGGGGGCACGGACATCGAGGCCGGCGGGAGCGAACCCCACCACCCTGGCACCCCCCAAAAAAATTTAGACACCCCTGCTGCACTTAGTCATACTATTCCGCACACTGAATCCACTCTAGAATCGGCTCACCAACTCAGTGAATCTGGCTCTGCTACACAAGAAATTGTAGATTCGCAGGGTGATACAAATCTCACCTGTTCAGGTGTTACAGGTGACAAATCCTTATAAATCAATGACTTATGTGTGAAGTGTTTACTTACTTAGGGGGGAGGGGGTATGAAATTTAGGATTAGCAAGGGGGAAAAGTGGTATAGAAAACCCCCCCTTGATGATTTTAGGATCCCCGTTTTGGGGGAGGGGGGTATATGACGCCGGCTCAGAAGGAGATATTTTTGGTTATTGATGAGTGGTGGAGGAGGTATGGATATGGTCCTACGGTGAAGGAGGTGATGATGATCACTGGGGAGAAGGGGGAGGGCAATGTGCATAGGAAGATGAGGGCGCTTGTTGCTTTGGGGGTTTGTAAGGGTGTGCCTAATCGGGCGAGGTCGATCCGGCCTGCTGGGTTGAGGATTCGGTCAATTGAGTAAGTTGCTTGAGTTGATTAATGAACTCCCTGAAGGTGAGAGGGAGGGGATTATTGCTATGGCAATGCAATATCAGGATGCGATTGCCAGGGAGAAGGGGCAGGAGAATTTCCTATCTTTTGTAAAGACCATGTGGCCGGGTTTTATTTCGGGCAGGCACCATGCTGTCATGGCTAGGAAGTTTGAGGATATAGCCTCTGGGAAGTTAAAGAGACTGATCATTAATATGCCACCCCGGCACACCAAGAGTGAGTTCGCCTCCTACTTATTGCCGGCTTGGTTTTTAGGAAAGTTTCCTCAAAAGAAGATCATTCAGTGTTCGAATACCGCCGAACTTGCGGTCGGTTTTGGCCGGAAAGTCCGTAACCTTGTGGACGGGGAAACTTACGCCAAGATCTTTCCAAACGTAGCCTTAAGACACGATTCAAAAGCGGCTGGCCGTTGGTCTACTAACGCCAATGGAGAGTATTTTGCTATCGGTGTCGGGGGTACGGTGACAGGTAAGGGTGCGGATCTCCTCATTATTGACGATCCCCACTCGGAGCAAGAGGCAGCATTAGCGGCCAATGACCCCTCGATCTACGATAAGGTCACTGAGTGGTACACCTCAGGTCCACGGCAACGTTTACAGCCGGGTGGGGCAATCGTGATAGTGATGACTCGCTGGGGAAAACGGGATCTGACTGGACAGGTCTTAAAAGCCGAGGCGCAGCGGGGCGGCGAGGAGTGGGAGGTTATTGAATTCCCTGCAATCCTGCCCTCGGGGGGCGCTCTATGGCCGGAATTTTGGTCAATTAAAGAGTTAGAAGCCCTAAAAACTGAACTTCCAAACACCAAATGGCAGGCTCAGTACCAGCAAAACCCCACCTCGGAAGAGTCCGCCATCGTAAAAAGGGAATGGTGGCGGGTCTGGGAGGAGGACGATCCCCCGTATTGCGACTTTACCCTCATGGCATGGGATACAGCATTCGAGAAAAGCACCCGAGCCGACTACTCGGCCTGTACTTTATGGGGGGTTTTTGAAAAAGAAGACGAAAATGGAATTATGCAGAGTAATCTGATTCTATTAAATGCGTTTAGAGACCGCCTAGAGTTCCCAGCTCTTAAGAAAAAAGTGATTGAAGAGTGGAAAGAATGGGAGCCGGACTCAATGATTATCGAAAAGAAGGCCTCTGGCGCTCCTCTTATTTATGAACTTAGAGCCATGGGGATTCCTGTGCAAGAATTCACCCCAGTAAAAGGTAACGATAAAATTACTCGATTAAATGCAGTCTCAGATCTGTTTGCTTCAGGTAGAGTATGGGCACCAAACACTCAGTGGGCAGAGGAAGTTGTTGATGAGGTTGCATCTTTCCCCTCGGGAGAGCATGATGACTATGTGGATACTGTCTCTCTTGCGTTAATGAGATTTCGCAAGGGCGGTTTTGTTCGAACTCTTTTAGACGAAGACGACGAGCCTCCGGCATTTCGGCGGCGTTTTGAAGGATATTACTAATGGCAATTGATAAAGCACTAGGACAAGCCCCGATGGGGATGACAGACGAAACCTTAATGTCCGGAGATCCGGAAATTGAGATTGAGATCGAAGATCCCGAAGCCGTGCGAATTGGTATTGATGGGATGCCAATATTAGAAATTGAAAAAGGCGAAGAAGAAGACGACTTCAACGCCAACCTTGCTGAAAATATGGATGATGGTGAGTTAACCGAACTAGCAGGAGATCTGGTCGGGGAATTTACAGAAGATCTATCCTCCCGCAAAGACTGGATACAGACTTATGTAGACGGCCTAGAGTTATTGGGCATGAAAGTCGAAGACAGGACTGAGCCATGGCCTGGATCCTGTGGTGTCTACCACCCACTATTAAGTGAGGCTCTCGTTAAGTTTCAAGCCGAGACCATCATGGAGACCTTCCCGGCAGCTGGTCCAGTGAAGACCCAGATTATTGGAAAAGAAACTCCTGAAAAACGTGATGCCTCTATTCGTGTCAAGGATGACATGAACTATCAGTTAACCGAGGTTATGGTCGAGTACCGTCCCGAGCATGAACGGATGCTCTGGGGCTTGGGGCTTTCGGGCAATGCGTTTAAGAAGGTCTATTACGACCCAAGTCTTGAGCGGCAGGTCTCGATGTTTGTTCCAGCGGAGGATATTGTTGTTCCCTATGGCGCATCTAATCTAGAAGTGGCGGAGCGTGTCACCCATGTGATGCGTAAGACACCGAATGAGTTGCGCAAACTTATGGTTGGTGGCTTTTACTTAGATGTGGACTTACCAGATCCTCAGGATACCTTTGATGAAGTTGAGAAAAAGATTGCCGAGAAGATGGGCTTTCGTGCCTCGACCGATGACCGGTACAAAATTTTGGAGATGCACGTTGATTTAGATTTACCAGGGTATGAGGACAAAGATGAGGACGGAGAGCCAACCGGAATCGCCCTTCCTTATGTAGTTACGATCGAAAAACAAACCAACACAGTTTTGGCGATACGCCGTAATTGGAATCCTGAAGATGACACAAAACAAAAGAGAAATCACTTCGTCCATTATTCATATATTCCGGGATTTGGCTTCTACGCTTTTGGTCTTATCCATCTCATTGGTGCTTTTGCTAAGTCTGGCACTTCTATTATTCGCCAACTTGTTGACGCTGGCACTCTCTCGAATCTCCCCGGAGGATTCAAAACTAAAGGTCTTCGGGTTAAGGGAGATGACACGCCAATCGCTCCGGCGGAATTCCGAGATGTAGACGTAGCCTCTGGCACGATCAAAGACAACATCATGACGCTCCCATACAAGGAGCCGTCGCAAGTCCTATA